GTGATGTGGCTCACTAGATTGCGCCGCCACGAGAAGGCCGGGAGCGCAGAACACACGCGCTCATCGAATCGGCCTTGTGGACTCCCTCGCCCCAATCCTCCTTCAGTCGCTTCCCCTGCGCGTCTGAATTGCCGCTTTCGGGCGGCTATTTTATTGGTGCGACCGATGCCGCGCAAATCTAAGACGACATCGGTCCAGTGGCTTGAGATTCCCGTTTTCCCGATTCCGGTCTTCGGCGGCAAGCTGATGTTGTGCTGCTCACGAGAGGAATGGGCAGCTCTTGCGGAAGCCTATGCGGGCGATCCGGACACGGAAGGATGCCACGGCCTGACGATTCGCTACAGGACGAAGGAAGATGGACGCGTCTACGCGATAGGCGTCTTCGACGGAAACATCGACACGTTCATTCACGAACTGGCGCATGCCGTGTTTTTCCTGCTTGGCGATGTCGGCGTGACGCTTGAGGACGGCGGCGCCAATGAAGCGTACACGTACACCGCAGGTTACCTGGTGCGGGAAGCGCTGCCCGTATTCCTGACGGCAGTCGGAAAAATCAAGATCAGTTCATAAGGGGAAACCGTGGATATTCGAGAGCTAAAGAAGGCGGTCAAAGAGCATGGCAGCGTCCGTGCCGCAGCCCGCGAGCTAGGCATCCCGGAATCCACGCTTCGGGGGCGTCTCCGCGCCCCTGATTCAGACGAGCAGCCGGCGTCGTCTGTGACGCGTGCCGACGAACTGGAAAGCGAACTCCGCACGCTGCGCGCCCAAATGGCGACGACCAAGCGGGAAGCGCTCGACGATGAGATGGTCAAGCGCCGCATCATCAAGCTGACGCAGGACCATTGCGAGCCGCCGAAATGGCTGATTCAGACGCGCCCCTCCAAGACGTCGCCTGGCGTCCCCACCCTGTTCGCCTCTGACTGGCACTGGGCGGAAGTCGTCGACCCCTCGCAGATCGGCGGTGTCAATGAATACAATCTGGCAATCGCCCATAAGCGGGCTTACCGGATGGTCGAAGTAGCGATTGACCTGTTGAACAACCACATGGTCAATCCGAAGTACCCTGGCATCGTGTTCGCCCTTGGAGGCGACATGGTTTCAGGAGACATCCACGAAGAACTGCAGGCCACGAACGAGAAGGAAATCATGGCCGCCGTGACGGACCTGTACGGCGTTCTCGTGACGTGCATCAAGACGCTGGCCGATCACTTTGGCCGCGTGTTCGTGCCGTGCGTGTCGGGCAATCATGGGCGCAACACCCATAAGATCCGCGCCAAGGGCCGGAACTACACGTCATTCGACTGGCTGCTGTACTGCTTCCTCGCCAAGGAATTCGAAGGCGACAAGCGTGTCACGTTCCTGATTCCGAATGGGCCGGATGCACTGTACAAGGTGTACAACACGCGCTACCTGCTGACGCACGGCGACCAGTTCCGCGGTGGTGACGGCATGATAGGCGCGCTTGGTCCGATCATTCGCGGCGACCACAAGAAGCGCAGCCGTCAGACGCAGATCGGTGCGAGCTATGACGTGATGCTCCTTGGTCACTGGCACCAATTGATCCAGTTGCAGCGCTTGATTGTCAATGGCTCGCTCAAAGGCTATGACGAGTACGCGAACGCGAACAACTTCGGGTATGAGCCGCCGCGTCAAGCGCTGTGGATCACTCATCCGGAGCAAGGAATCACATTCAGCATGCCCGTGAATGTCGATGAACCGCGAAAAATTGAGGCTTCAAGCTGGGTATCATGGGCTGCTTAGCGGTAAAATAAACAGTCCGAATAACCTGTTGAGCGCGATGGGAACGATTTACAGAATTCGAAATCTGGTCGATGGAAAAGTCTATATCGGACAGGCCGTCAATTTCGAAAAGCGTAAGTCGCGGCACTTGTGGGAACTGCGCTCAGGTCGCCATAAGAACGAGCATATGCAACGCGCTTGGTTGGTGCACGGCGAATCAAATTTCGTATTTGAGGTTCTGGAAGACGGGATTCCTAGCGGCGCGCTGGTAGAGGCAGAGCAACGCCACATCGACGGACACGGCTCATTCGATTGCGCTAAGGGATACAACAAGGCTCCCGTCGCCGGCAGCAATATCGGCGTCAAGTACAGCGACGATGCAAAACTGCGGATGAGCGCCGCCCAGAGGGGCCGCACGTTCACAGATGAGGCTCGAAAGCGTATCTCCGCGACGCTGACCGGCAAGGTTCAATCCGTCGAAACGATCGCCAAACGTGTAGCGAAAACCAAGGGGCTGAAACGCACCGAGGAAACGCGCATGATGCAGCGCGATTTGATGCTGGCTAAATCCGGTGCCCAACCGCTGACTGCATTCGGCAAGACGCAACACATCAATGATTGGGCGCGCGAGTACGGTCTGAACATCGGAACGCTTCGCAATCGCCTGAAGCGCTCTGGGATGCCGCTTGAAGAAGCGCTGACAGCCGAGCCGCACCGAGGCCGCCGCAAAGACTTGCTCGCGGCATAAACACACGCAGTTCGAATATGTCGAGTTGCGCGATCACGCGATGATCGGCGGTCGATTCTATGAGCGAACGGCGGCTGAGGCAATCGGATCATGATCTCCCCCACCACCCTATTCACCGCCTACACCATTCTTCTCGCGGCTTGTGTGATTGTGCCGCCGCATAACTGAAAGACACTATGGCGCAAGAAAAGAAACCTGCGCCGGACTGGGAGCGCATTGAATAGGCAAAATGCAGATGTAGACGGCCATAAGTATCTGCGTCGTGCTAATATCTATGCATGAAACCTGAAAAATTCAAAGACGTCCTTTCGCAACTTGGCTGGAGTCAGGCCGAATTTGCGCGGCGCACTGGTGTTGATGCCACAACGGTCAGTCGGTGGATGCAAGGTCATTCGCCGCTGCCTAAGATGGCTGTCGAGTACATCCGGGTGTTGCTCCTTGCTAAGGAGATGCTCGGATGATCGATTGGGCAGCCATTGAGGCGGAGTACAAGCAAATCGTCGATCGCAGCCACACGGAACAGCAATGGCAACCAAACCGAAATCGAAGCCCGAACCGAAGCTGATCGGCCGCACAGTGTTGCTGCGCCATCGTCAGTTCGGCAACGGTCAAAAGATCGTGCCGGCGATCGTACTTGGTCAGGCAACGGAGCTGGATGGGAGCGTATCGGTCGACGTGATGGCATTCACGTTCGGCTCAGTTCCTCAATCGCTCGCACAGATCCCATTTCACGACGCTGAGGAAGACGCGCCGGCTGCGTGGCTCGCATGATCGACCTGAATATCCGCGGCGATCTGAGAAAGCTTGAGCGCGCGTTTGCCGGCGTAGCAGAGAAGCAACTCAGATTCGCATGGTCGCAGGCGATCAACAACGTCGCCAAAGAAGTCCAGAAGGCCGAGCGCGAAAACATGACGAAGGTGTTGGACAAGCCAACGCCATTCACGCTTTCTGGCGTCAGCGTCAGGCTTTCGACGAAGGCGAGTCTGACGGCGACTGTCTACGTGAAGGATAAGACCGCATCGTACCTCGCGCCATATGAGGTGGGCGGCCTCAACAAGCTGAACAGCAAAGCGCTACTCAAGCCGATCGACCAGAAGGTCAACCAGTACGGCAACCTGCCACGCACCGCAGTCAAGCGTCTCGCAGCCAAGAAGAACGTATTCGTCGGGAAGGTCAAGACGAAGAATGGTGTTGTAGATGGTGTGTGGCAACGATCAAAGGCGCAGCGTGGCAAACAGGCTGGCCTCAAGTTGCTCGTGAAGTTCGATAACGCACACGTCGTCAAACAGCATCTCGACTATCGCGGCGTGGCAAGGCGCATCGTATCGGCACGGCTCAAGGTGGAATTCGCGGCGGCGATGCAGAAGGCGATAGCGACGGCGAGGTAGAGCAACACATTCCAGACATAGGGCGTCCTGCGGGGCGCCTTTTTATTTTGACGACAGATGAGCGATCCGCACAAGACCTGTAATCGGTGCGGCGAGGCAAAATCCGTCGATCAGTTCTACCTCAATAAGCAGCGTGGCACGTATCGCACCACCTGTAAGGCTTGCTGCATCAAGTTCAAGTCTCCGAAAAGCGGGAAGAAGACGCCAGAAAAGCGCGCTGAATATCGCAGGAAGCGCGGCGGGGTGACGACGGACTATGTTCCGAAGGCCGTCACGCTGGCGGTGGCAGCGGCGAAAAGAGCCGCTAGACATGATGCGCATGTCAAGGCGTGGGCGACGGCGCAGCAACTAGATGGAAAGCGACGGGCAAAAGCACTGTTCCATGATGCGCATATCGCTCTCTACAGAAGCAGGACGATTCAGTGGCGCATCAAGTACAAGACTGATCCCGAGTTCGCGCTGAAGCAGCGACTTCGCACACAGGCGCGCAAGAAGGCAAAGCTCCATCCAAAGCTTGATGACCTGATGCGCGATGCGATCAACCGCAATGGCAGTAGTCGGACGGTCGCTGATGTGTGCGGCTATTCGATCAAGGAATTGCGAGCGCACATCGAACGACAGTTCAAGGATGGGATGGATTGGGCGGCGTTCATGCGCGGTGATATCCACATTGACCACATCAGACCGCAGCGTCTGTTCGATCTCTCGGACATCGATGAGGTGCGCGCGTGCTGGTCTCTGTCGAACCTGCGCCCGCTCTGGGCTGCGGACAACCTGGCGAAGGGCGGAAAGCTGGACGCCCTGCTGTAATAAAAGCGTAAGGTACTTCCCAGCGAAAGGCACTCCGGGGGCAATTGCGCGC